TAACTCGTGTGCTTCTAGTTCAGTGTCAATGTCTAGTTTTTCTAAGTCTTTAATTGCTTTGTCAAGTTTATCACAGTCTTGTTTGTTTTGAGAGATCCATGCTTTACGTCTTGTATGTAACCTATCAATATTTTCTGTAATTTTTTCATTACTTGCTGTTACTGCCGTAAGTCTAGCAGTTTCATCTGTGAGTTGGTCTTTAACAATCTTAGTTTGTTCTCTAAGTTTGTCAGCTTTCTCACTTAATATAGTAATACCTAACAGTTGCTCAATGATTGCACGTTGATCGTTGCTCTTTAATGACAAAAACGGCTCTGTATATGTGTTAAGTGCAAGAATATGCTTAAACATATCATGACTCATACCAAGAAGCGTGTTGATATCCTCTTGTGTCTTACGACTATCGCCTTGACTTTCGTCTGTAATCTCTTGATCAGTACCATCAATGCTAAATTTTAACAAATTAGGTTTACGTCCACGCTCAATATGATAATTTCTACCATCTTTTTCAAACGTGAGGGTTACTAACATTGCTTTGTTATTAGTTTTGTTAACTAAATTGTCTTTGCGAATGTTAGTTAGTGCTTGGCCGTACAGGGCGTAGGATAATGCGTTAATTATCGTAGTTTTACCTGTACCGTTACGGGAACCTGAATCGTCACCTCCTTGATCTAAGTTTTCACCAAGCACTAACGTTAGTTGTTCTCTATCGAAATCAACTCCTTGTGTAGCATTACCTACACTCATAAAATTCTTAACTGTTAATTCTTTAATTTTAATCATCTCTACCTAGATCCCTATATATGTCTAACAGTTTTTTCCTATCAAAGTTGTCTGAATCGATTGCTTCAATCTCTTTAGCTACAATTTCATCAACACTTTCAAACTGTGCAATATCAATCTCACTATTAATCTCGTCATCTTTGGTACTAGGAATTAATGTAATTTCTCTACATTCATATTCTTTAATAAATGTTTCTTTAATAAAACTTGCTTCTTCGTAACTAATAGGTAAGTCTAGTGTAACTCTCAAATACATCTTAGGTTTAATAAGTGTATCTTTCTCATCTAGTAGTTGACTAAGTTTAACTGTGCGATACTTAGGACAGTTCCACCAGTTAATGTACTGTGGTTCCCCACCGTGTTCTAAAATCATCATACCACGTTCGTCATCCCATGCATCTGCATAGTTGTGTGGTAGTGCATTACCAATATAATGTACAGGACCTTTTACTTGTCTTTTGTGAAAGTGTCCACTAAACACATATTCTTGATTTTTAAAATGTTCTGCTTTTAGTTCTCCGTGATCTGGCATCTGCACCATAGCGTTCATGTAGAAGCTAGGTAGTTCAAAGTGTCCAAACACGTATTTGCTTTTTAATTTACTAATCTTTTTCCATTCATCACCAACTAGCCATGGGACTAGTGTACTATCACCAATGGTCATTATTTCATTAACCATTGTAATGCCTTCAATGTGCTTACCAAAAGCAACTGAATTCAAATCTCTTTTATCTTTATAATATAAATCATGGTTGCCAGGAAAGAAATAAAACTTTTCAAATGCCTTACCAAGTTTTTCCAATGCTCGAAGCGTAGCATCAAGTGTAGTGATGTTCAAACTGTTTCTATTATGATGCCAGTCGCCCATAAAGATACCAGTCTCACAGCCGTTAGCTTGAGCTTGTTCAATATACCAATCTACGAATTCTTCGCAGTCGTCATTGTGTGTTTTAGAATTGGACTTGAGTCCAAAGTGTATGTCTGTAAAGACAGCCGCCTTTTTAAACAAAATTATACCTCACGATTTATACTTTATTGTACAACATATAGATTTTACTGTCAACCTATTTTTTAACAGGAGCGGTTTTAGCTACTGCATTCTTTCGATTGTGTTCTTCTAGTTGAGCTTCCCATTGTCCTTGATTCTGTCTAGTAAAGGAAGGATTCATATTATTCATTTCTAAGATATCATCACGAATGTTTTGATTACGCTTTTCAATGTTAATAATTCTAACAAAACTATTTGTAACAGCGGCAGTATAATATGCAAATGGATTATTTGATTTTGACTCGTCAAATTGTAATCCTATTTGTGTTAACTGTAAAATTGCTTGGCCACGCATTTCGTCATTATAAGTATAACCTCTTACGTTACCACGTGTAGCATATCGTTCACACAATTTCATCCACATCAAAGCAAGTTTATTAGTTGCTTGTCCGCCTCTTAAACTAAAGTGTCCATTCTCCATTCCGCCTTCCCAATGACTTTTACCTACAAGCTCTAATTCATCATTGTCATTGAACCTGTAGTGTACAAATGGGGGAAAGTTTAATTTTACCTTGGTATCTGCTATCGTTTTAGGATTTTTCTTCCTACCTTTTTCTTCTGGAATGTGATCATACGTCATAACACGGAAAATTAAGTCTGTTTTAGCTATTTTTCGGTAGTCTATTTCTGTATCTGCCTGCTTTACCTTCTCTCCAGCCTTCTTCCTTCGCTCATATTCAGCGTAACCAATGCGTTTCGCCTGGTTTCTTTTTGCTTCTGCTATAGTTCTGATGTTGATTTTTCCAACTTCAGGTAAAATAATATCATATTGGGCATAACTGTCGTCTGTAAAACTACTGTATGTACTCTTTGACTTATGTATTTCAGAAAGCAGATCTCTGTTGTTTAAGTAATTTACTTTTCTCATGTAAGAATTCTCCATATTAAAGTTCTATTATAAACTACGTAGATAATAAAGTCAACTAAATAATGTAAAGGAGATCGCCAAATGTCATCATTTGATTTTGCAAAACTAGGAAACAGTATTAAAAACGGGGTGAGTGATTTTACAAGCAACCTGACAGGTGCAGTAGAAGATGCGGCCAATGCTGTGTCTGATTTTGTAAATGTAGATGGGTTTGCTAAAGATATTCGATCTAAAAATTTGCCAGACGGTTCTCTAGCGAAACTTGGTGGTACTGCAACTGAAACGGTTGGGTTTAAGAAGCCAGTTAACCGAGACTGGCGTGTTAGATTAAGTATTCCTAATGTGGCAAGTTTCAAAGCATCTCCGTTATTAAGTCCATTAAAACAAACCAATGGATTAGTTTTTCCGTTTACCCCTACAATTATTGTAGCACACTCAGCAAACTATCAAGCAATTACCCCTACACATACTAATTATCCGTATTTTGCTTACCAGAACTCACAAGTGGATCAACTTGTTATTACAGGTGACTTTTTTGTACAAAATGGCGTTGAAGCAGAGTATTGGGTAGCGGCTTTGCATTATCTACGTTCAGCAACTAAAATGTTTTATGGTGGAGAAGCTGAAACATTAGGTGCACCGCCACCAGTTGTTAAACTTAATGGATACGGAGATTTTATTTTTAATAATGTGCCAGTTGTAGTAACAAACTTTACAGTTGACTTACCACAAGATGTTGACTATATTGCAACAGGACTTGGTAAAGCGATGTCAACAGAAAAAAGTGTATCAGGAGCCGCTGGGCAAACGATAAAAGAAAAACGAGATAGCGTAAGTTGGGCACCAACACAAAGTTTAATAACAGTTACAGTACAACCGCTTTACAGTAGACGTGAAATTGAAAAATTTAGTTTACAGAATTATGTTAACGGTGAATATATTAAAAATGGCGGAGGATTTATTTAATGGCAGTTTACAGCCAATCAAGCCCGTGGCACAATACGCCTGAAAACGAAAGTGGCGAACATATGGATCTATTGAGGATTCGAACAGTACCGGCTTCGTCAGACGATGCGTTATATGAAGTTGAACCTCAATACAATCATCGTCCAGATTTATTAGCATATGACCTTTACGGTTCACCAAAACTGTGGTGGGTATTTGCACAACGCAATATGGATACTATTAAAGATCCTATTTATGATTTAAAAGTGGGAACTAAAATTTATCTTCCAAAGGCATCGGATATCAAGTCTAGACTGGGAGTTTAAATATGTCTCTCCTAGGTGAAATAAACAAACTTAAAAACGAAAAAATAAGACTTGAAAACTTAGTCAAAAACGAGCTTGGCGGAAATCCTCATAGCTTTATGTCTGAAGAAGATATTAAAGCGGCAAAACAATCTTTATCTAAAGTTAAGCAAGATTTAGCAAGAAGTCAGCGTGTTAATAAGATTCAAAGAAACACAATAGATAATGAACTAGAACAATTTACCTCAGTAAATCATATGTTTGGATTATACTGTTTATCCACAGACGAAATATTAGACCCTGACAATACATATATGGGTGCCCAAGGCGAACCAGAAGTAGTTATTATTAAAAGTGGCGGCGGAACTAGAGCTATGGGCGAACGTAAAGCTCAAACTATGTTAGAAAAAGCCGGAGGTAGAGTTGAATACTTTATGGATGATGTTACTATTGAATCTGTAATAGGATATAATAGTGAAACTCGTGCAATGCAAATGCACAAGGGTGGATTTTCAGTAACAGAACCTTACAGCATGGGACAGTTTCTTGAAACTTTACAAGTTGCGGCTGTTATGGCTGGACACTTAACTTATACGTTTGCAACATTTTTATTAACAATTGAATTTGTAGGATATACAGATGACAATCAAATGAAGCGTATTGCAAAACGACAAATACCAATTAAGATAACAGATTCAACAATGTCTGTTAGTTCTTCTGGTACAGTTTACGAAACAACATTTATTTCTGCAAATTCTAGTGCTAACAGTGATTCAGTACAAAAAATTCCATCAGACATTCAAATTGTTGGAGGCGATCTCCAAGAAGCATTACAAAGTGGAATACAAAGTTTAACTACTGTGCTTAATACTAATTTGTTAAAACGTGAAGAAGGTAATAAAAAGAAATTTGCTGATCAATTCATTATATTATTTCCACCTGGTGATGCTTTAGAAAGTAGAAAACTAGCTACTAAGAAAGAAGATGATGCTACAGTTAACGATATAACTGCTCAAGAAAAAGTTGAGTCATTAACAGGTAAATCTCAAAGTACACAAATAATTGACTACGAAGCATTTTTAGAAAAAATTGCAGGTGTTTCAGTAAAAAGGTCAGACCTTGGCGAAGCTATTGTATCACAAAGTTTAGCAACCGGAAATATAAATCCTATCGGAACATCAAAACTAGTTACTGATAAATTGCAAAATGGTAGTATTCAAAGTGCTGGAGCCGATAAAGTTTATGATGAACAAAAAGATGTTTATGAACAAAAAGCAAATTATATACCAGAAGGCAAACGTGCTTTTAAGTTTGAAAAGGGTACAAAGATTAACAGCATTATTGAGGAAATGGTTTTATCAAGTGAATATGGTAAAAGTTTATTAGATCAAAAATTAGTTGACGGCTTCCGTCCTTGGTTTAGTATATTGCCAATGGTGTTTCAAGTTCCGGTAAAGGATATAGAAGCAAGTAAAGGCCGTCCACCGTTTATCTATATTTTTAAAGTAATACCGTATGAAGTACATGCTAGTACTTGGATGGGTCCTGGAGATGTTGCACCGGCAACACCAATAGATCATATTGCAAAAGAATACAATTATTTGTACACAGGTAAAAACAAAAATGTATTAGAATTTGATCTAACATTTAATAACAGATATCTAACACCTGTTCCAAGAGATGGTAGTGCAGATACAGAAACTGCACAGAATGATGGAGCAAGTGCTACAGCTAATAGTGAAGACAAATCAAATATAATAGCACAAAAAGAAGGCGACCCTACACCGTCATTAGATCCTTTAAAATCAATTATTGAATCTGATATTGAAATTATTACATCAGGTATGAGAGCTGTACCATCAGATGCTAAAGAAGTAATTGCACGTACTTTCCATAAAGCATTGGTCTATAGTATGGTAGATTTAGTAAGAGTTGAATTGCAAATAATGGGAGATCCTTATTACATTAGTGATAGTGGTACAGGAAATTATATGTCAGCACAAGGATCAACTTGGTTTGCAGACGAAAACGGACATATTGATCATGTACGTAGTCAACAGTTTATTGAATTAAATTTTAAAACACCTTATGATTATAGTGCATCATCAAGTACAGTAGAATTTCCTGTAACTAACGATGAAGCCGGTGGGGTTAAAGTTAGACAATTTAGTGGATTATATAAAGTAACTTATGTTAAGTCTGAATTTAATCAAGGTAAGTTTATACAAACACTATCATTGTTAAGAATGAATACACAAACAGAATTAGATTACAAAAAACAAAAAGGACCTGAAGAAGATCAAGGACCAGCCGAAGAAGGCACTATAGCAAAAAATCATCAACCTGGTTATGGCTATGGCGGAGGACACCACGCATGATGAATCCATTACTAGATAAAGTTTCAAAAGATAAAACTCCAATAATGATGCCAGGGCCATACCTTGCTAAGGTAGTGAGCTTTATTGATTCTGAGTACATGGGTACTTTACAAGTACAGTTATTAAAAACTACCACAACAGGTAACCCAAACTTTGCTGGCGGATCAATGTACCAAGCAAAATACTTGTCACCGTTTACAGGACAAACTCCAAGAAACGGAGTAACAGCAAACGACGGTTATAGAGATAGTCAACAAGCATATGGTATGTGGATGATTCCACCTGACATTGGAACACAGGTTCTTATAATTTTTGCAGAAGGTAACCCAAATATGTGTTACTGGTTAGGCTGTGTTCAAGATAGGTATATGAATTTTTCTGTACCGGGAAATGCCGCAACGTCATTTACTAAAAAAGTTGATGCTGATGGGAATGATCTAATTGACGAAAAAATGAAACCTGCTAAATTGCCGGTTAGTGAATACAACAAAGTAACTGAAACAGGACTTGCACAAGATCCTACAAAGTTTGAAAAGCCACACCAAAAAGAATTTGTAAATGGCTTAGTTGACTCAGGATTAATATTTGACGAAACAAGAGGAATTACAACTTCAAGTGCAAGACGTGAAGTACCAAGTGCAGTCTTTGGATTTAATACTCCTGGACCTATTGATAAACGTCCTGGTGCTCCTAAATCAAGAATAGGTACTAACGAAGAATTTGTTGACGTTTATAAATCAAGACTTGGCGGAACTTCTCTTGTAGCAGATGACGGAGATGATAAATTTTTAAGAAAAACAACAGCAGACAAAGGTCCACCAGAGTATGCTGATGTAATGCAAAATGAAACAGATGGTAAAAGGGAATTACCACACAACGAATTATTCCGTGTGCGTACTAGAACAGGACACCAAATACTTTTACATAATACAGAAGATCTAATCTACATAGCTAATGCTAGAGGAACTGCTTGGCTTGAAATGACAAGTGATGGTAAAATTGACATTTATGCAGAAGATAGTATTAGTATGTATAGTGGTAATGATTTTAATTTTACAGCAAATCGTAATGTTACTATTGAAGCTGGTGCAAATTTATACTTAAAAGCAAGTGACAATCACAATGCTAGTTCAAAGAAAGGCGGTAAAATACAAATAGAATCTGCCGCTGATACAAATATTTTAATTGGTGCTAACGGTAAGATTACAACATCAACTAACTTTGATCTAAACACAGGTTCTGCAAACAAGTTTACAGCAGGTACAACTACTGATATACTCAGCGGAGGAAACCATACAGAAACAGCACCTAAGATTGATATGAACGGCCCAACAGCCGCAACAGCTGAACAAGTTAGTCCGTTGAACACACATATTAACCCAGGACCATCAGCATTAGGATGGTTAACTCAGCGTATGCCACAGCATGAACCGTGGCCATGGCATGAAAATTTAAATCCTCAAGCATTTAAACCAGTTGCTACTGATAGGGATAATAATTTTACAACTAAAAACGATGAACCAACACCTAGTATTCCTGATACATTTAAGAAAACTAGTAAAGCTAATGAATAACCAGTAAGGTAAATATTGATATGGCAAGCGAACTATACAAAAACATTAAAGTTAACAGCGATTTAGCACCACCTAATCCAACGACAACTAATCGTGCTTACAAAGGTCTTAGTACAGTTAATCCGGAAAATGTTAGTAAAACATTGTACGACATTGGGTTAATTAAACAAGACTTGCTTAATCACTTTCATATTAGACAAGGTGAAAAATTAATGAATCCTGAGTTTGGAACAATTATTTGGGACGCAATATTTGAGCCAATGACGCCGTCAATGGAAGAAGCAATAGCAGAAAATGTTAAAAGAATTGTAAATTCAGACCCAAGAGTTACTGCAAATTCAGTTATTATTGACACATACGAAAGTGGTATCATTATAGATTGTGATTTAACATATTTGCCGTATAATATCAGCGAAAAAATGCGTTTAACGTTTGATGAAAACTCGGGAATGAATTAACTACACACTTAACAGATTACACTAAATAGTATTATACTAAGGAAAGCAAACAAATGGCGGCAACAGATAGACAGAATAGATTATTAATAGCAGAAGATTGGGCTAAAGTATACCAATCTTTCCGTAATGCTGAATTTAAATCTTACGATTTTGACAACTTACGTAGAACAATGATTAACTATCTGCGTCAAAACTATCCAGAAGATTTTAACGATTACATTGAATCAAGTGAATACTTGGCACTAATTGACCTTATTGCTTTCCTAGGACAAAACGTTGCTTTCCGTGTTGATTTAAATGCTAGAGAAAACTTTTTAGAACTTGCATCACGTAGAGAAAGTGTTCTACGTTTAGCACGTTTGCTTTCTTACAATCCAAAGCGTAATAAACCAGCTAACGGATTGCTTAAAATGGAAAGTGCTTCAACGTCAGAAGATATATTAGATAGTAATGGTACAAATCTTGCTAACCAAGGAGTTATTTGGAACGATCCTAGTAATTCTAATTGGAGAGAGCAATTTGAAAGAGTACTTAATGCCGCATTGCCACTTAATTCGCAATACGGAAAACCAATTAAAAAAGATAAAGTAGAAGGTGTTCCAACAGACCAGTATAGATTTAACGGATCAAACACCGATGTTCCAGTTTACACTTTTAGTAAAAATGTTGACGGTAGAAGTTTACAGTTTCAACTTGTTAGTACTGATGTCGTTGATGGTGTTATATCAGAAGAAGCACCACTTCCAGGAAACAGTTTAGGATTTCTTTATAGAGATGATGGCAGAGGACCAGGTTCGTCAAACTCAGGATTTTTTGCACACTTCCGTCAAGGTACTCTTGACAGCGGAGTATTTAATGTTGATACACCAAGCACTAACCAAACAGTAAGCATTGATGCAACTAACGTTAACAATGACGATGTTTGGCTTTACAAACTAAACTCAGTTGGCGCTGAGGATCAGTTATGGACAAAGGTTGATGCAGTTGAAGGAAACAACATTGTTTATAATAGTACAAGAAAAAATCAAAGAAACATTTATGCTGTATTAACAAAAGCACAAGATTCAATTGATATGATCTTTAGTGATGGAACATTTGGTAATCTTCCTAAAGGACAATTTAAAGCATTTTTTAGAACTAGTGCAAATGATACATTTAATGTTGTTCCTAAAGACTTAACAAATATTTCTGTAACAGTTCCTTATACATCTAAAGCAGGAAACGCTGAAGTATTAAACTTAGTATTTTCTTTAAAGTATACAGTTGACAATGCAAGTTTAAGTGAATCAAACGCAAGTATTAAAGCAAATGCTCCTGCAACGTACTACACACAAAATAGAATGGTAACTGGTGAAGATTACCAAGTTGCACCATTAGGAGTTAGCCAAGAAATTATTAAAGTAAAAACTGTTAATAGAACAGCAAGTGGTATTAGTAGATATTACGATCTACTTGATGCAACAGGAAAGTATTCAAATACTAGTTTGTTTGGTACAGACGGTTTGCTATACAAAGAATTAACAGACAGTAAAGAGTCGTTTACTTTTAGTACTAGAACAGATGTTGAAGGTACTATTGAAAATACAATTACTCCAATACTGTCAAAAACATCAGTTATTAATTATTACTTAGATAAGTTTCCAAAAGTTTTAGTTTCTGATTTACAAGCAAGTTGGTCACAGTCGTCAACAAGTACAAATTACAGTACAGGTAAGTTTTTAGATTCAGTTAGTTCTACATACCAAGTTGGAACATTTACAGGTAGTGGATTACGTTTTATTGAACCAGGAAGTTTAATTAAATTTGTTGCACCAGCAGGACAGTATTTTGCTAAAGATGGTACACTTGCAACTGGAAATATTTTACCAGCAGGAACAAAAACATATTCTTGGACTAAAGTTATTTCTGTAGTAGGCGATGGCAGAACTGATAATACTGACGGTAGTGGACCAATTGCATTTAACGATGTAATACCAACAGGTGCAGTACTTTCAGAGATTAGACCAAAGTTTAGTAAAGCACTTGTTACTGATGTTAAAACACAAATTATTGATCAAATTTTTGCATACAAAACATTTGGATTAAGATACGATACGAATTTAAGACAATGGCGTTTAATTACAGAAAACAATTTAGATATCACAAGTAACTTTAGTACAGGTAAAACAGGTGATATTACTAACCAGCAATTAGATGCAAGTTGGTTGTTACTATTTGAAACAGACGGAGCTCAGTATACTGTAAGTTACAGAGGGTTACGATATGTGTTTGAAAGTAATCAAGAAATTAAATTCTTTTACGATAGCGAACAAAAAATTTACGATAATAAAACAGGACAAATTGTTAAAGATAAAATTGAAGTACTATCTATTAATACAGTTCCAGATGCTATTACACCATTTACTATTGATTATCCTTGGCAAATTACAAAAGAGTATAGAGATCCTGAAGGATATATTGATAGCAAAAAAGTTGAAGTTGGGTTCTTTGATACAGACGATGATTCAGTTGTTGATGATCCAGATACATTTAACGTATTAATTGCACCTGAAACTAATGTTAATGATAAATTTGTTTTCTTAAAGAAATACATAACATCAGATAATATTGAAGATTTTAAATATGTTGACAATGATATTGAAAAAATTACAGTTGTTACTAATGATAGTTTTATTCAAACTTCAGGCATGCCAACAGGAAAAGTATTTTATGTTGTAAAAACAGATGTATTTAAAAAGTATGATGCAACTACATTGTTACTAACACAAACAACAGACTACAAAGCATTCACAGGTAGAGATAAATTAAAATTCCATTATGTGCATACAGCAGATGATGATGCTCGTATTGATCCAAGTAGTTCTAATATTAATGATTGTTACTTGTTAACAAAAACATACGATACAAACTTTAGACAATATTTAAGTGGTGTAACATCAAGTTTACCATTGCCTCCAAGTAGTGATAACTTGTTTAATAGTTATGGTGCTGAAATTAATAAAATTAAGTCAATTAGTGATGAGCTAATTTATCATCCAGTTAAGTATAAAGTACTGTTCGGAGATAAAGCAGAAACTAATATGCAGGCAACATTTAAAATTGTAAAAAACCCAGAACAAGTTGTTAATGATAATGATATTAAATCAAAAGTTATTAATGCAATCAACCAATTCTTTGCATTAGAGAACTGGGACTTTGGTGATACTTTTTACTTTACAGAATTAAGCACATACGTAATGAACGCAGTTAACCCGGACTTAGTAAGTTTGATTATTGTTCCAAAACAAACAGGACAAGCATTTGGTAGTTTGTTTGAAATACGTAGCGAATCAGATGAAATTTTTATCAGTGGTGCGACAGTTGATGATGTTCAAGTTATTGATGCAATTACGGCAAGTAGAATACAAGCAACAGGAAATGTTGTAACAGCGTCAAGTACGTCAACAAACAGCGGAATTACAAGTGGCACTACTTACAGTAGTTCATCTTATTAAGGGGATAAGCTAAATGGCTTTTAACGATAATCAATCCGATACTGCTCTTCCAGTTGGAGCAAATCAATCTAAAAGAACTAGTGCAGATCACCTACCTAAGTATTTTAGAACGGAGTCGAATAAAAAGTTTCTTAGTGCTACACTCGATCAACTTTTAAATCCAGGAGTTGCTGAAAAGATATCAGCATACTACGGAAGACGTATTGCAAAAGCTAGAGTTGCATCTGATAATTATATTTCAGATACTAATGCTGATAGAGAAAACTATCAGTTTGAACCTGCTACAATAGTTCAAGATGAATTAAACAACGTTACATTCTACAAAGATTATAACGATTTTAAAAATCAAATTAAAGCATTCAATGGTACAGTTAATAACGATAGCGTACTAAACAAACAAGAATACTATTCTTGGAACCCACATATTAATTGGGATAAGTTTACTAACTACAGAGAATATTATTGGTTACCAAACGGTCCAATAGGTATTGGTGTTGCAGGACAAGCCAAAGATATTGACAGTACATTTACTGTTACTAGTCAAGACAATCTTGATAATACTGCATATGTATTTTCCCCAGATGGCAAAACACAAAACCCATCATTAAAATTATATAGAGGACAAACATATACGTTTGTTCTTAATACTCCAGGTATGCCTTTAACATTTAGAACTGCTAGAAGTTTAGATGCTGAAGTATTATATACAACTGGCGTTGACGATAGTACACAAACAACTGATGTTGGTACAATTACATTTGAAGTTGATATTAATGCACCAGATACATTATATTATATTAATGGTAATGATATTAATACAAGTGGATTAATTAAAATTTATGATATTGTAGAAAACAGTAAAATTGATGTTGAAGCAGAAATACTTGGCAAACAAAGTTATACAATGTCAAACGGGTATGCGTTATCAAATGGAATGAAAGTATATTTCCAAGGTGATGTAACTCCTGCAAAATATGCCGAAGGCGAATGGTATGTTGAAGGTGTAGGAGATAAAATTAAATTAGTATCCGAAGCAAACGTACAAATACCTGGAACATATTCTACAGACAAACCAGTACCGTTTGATTCAGAAGCATTTGACAGAGTACCGTTTAGTAATGCAAATAGTTTTGCAGGTACAAAAGATTATGTTTGTATGAACAGATCAAGTAATGATTTAAATCCATGGTCAAGATATAACAGATGGACACACAAATCTGTTATCGAAACTACAGCAACTATTAATGGAATTGTTCCAGAAATAGATCAAGCAAACAGAGCCAAACGTCCAATCGTTGAATTTAACGAAAATATTAAATTACATGAGTTTGGAACTTCAGCAAAAGATAATGTAGACTTAATTGATACATTTACATCTGATGTGTTTAGTACTATTGAAGGTTCATTAGGTTATAATATTGACGGAGTTGATATTGCAGACGGTATGCGTATCTTGTTTACAGGTGATCCTGATACAAGAGTTAACGGTAAAATTTACAAAGTAAACTTTATTACTCATAACAATATTAGACAAATTAGTTTAATTGAAGAAACTGATACAGCACCATTGTTAAATGAAGTAGTACTAGTTGAAGCTGGTAATACTAACAAAGGTAAAATGTGGTATTACAACGGAACTAAATGGTGTGTAGCACAAGAAAAAACAGCAACTAATCAAACACCAATGTTTGACTTGTTTGATACTAATGGTGTTAGTTTTTCTAATACAACAACATATCCTAGCACAACGTTCATTGGTAATAAACTGTTTAGTTACAAGCAAGGTACAGGAACTAATGATGTTGAATTAGGATTTCCTTTAAGTTATAGAGCATTAGAAAATACAGGTGATATTGAGTTTGACTTTAACTTGTTAAACACAACACATACATACCAACAAAATAATGCAGTTATTACTGCAAAGTCTGATAACGGTGTACTAAGACAGTATAGCGACAGAGAAACATTTACATATGTAAGTGGTTGGATAAAAGGTAATACAGAAAGTAAACAATTAGTCAACAGGCAATATGTTGTAGCAACACAGTTTAATGATTTTGCTATTGACGTATATGATCGCAGTGGAGACTTAAACGACCTTTGGGTTAGAGTTTATGTTAACGATAAACGTAAATTAGAAAATACAGACTATGCTATAAACAGAATCAATGGTGTAGCATATGTTACGTTTACAAAAGATCTTGTAAAAGACGATATTTTAGTAATTAAAACTGATAGTGCTACAAAGAAAAATGCTAACGGTGTTTACGAATTTCCAATTAACTATGAGCGTAATCCTAAGAACGAAAATATTGAATCGTTTACACTAGGCGAAGTTAATGACCATGTTGAAAGTATTACTGAATTTAGAAATGATTGGACAGGATCTTTTCCTGGAACAAGTAACCTAAGAGATTTAGGAAACTTATCACCATACGGAAGTAGATTTACACAGCATAGTGGATTAGCTAACCTTGCAGTATATCATATAACAGATAAAACTGCAAACATTGTTAACGCATTAAAATTTTCAAGAGCAGAGTATGGTAAGTTTAGAAGAAAGTTTTTACAAATAGCTGAAAACTTAGGTTATGATGGATCATCAAGAATCCATTTTGATAAAGTAATAACTGAACTAAATTTAAACAAAACAAATGACATGCCGTTTTACTTTAGTGATATGATCGGTCATGGTATTAGTAATGAAATTGTTCATACAGTTTTTAGTGCATCGCAAGAATACTATAGCTTAACAGCAGAGTTTAGTTTGCGTTCATTATCAAACCAAGCAATAAGTGTTTACCGTAACGGAGAGTTACTTTGCCACGGACAAGATTATGAATTTGAAGTAGGGTTTGAAGGCTTTGTAAAGTTTTTAACTCCAAATGCTATTAACGATGTTATTACAATATATGAATACGAAAACACAGACGGATCGTATATTCCAGAAACACCTACCAAGTTAGGTTTATATCCTGCATATGTTCCTGAAAAGTTTATTGACAACACTTACGGAGTTGACCAAACTGTTATTAGAGGACATGACGGATCTACCTTTGTAGCATACAATGACTTTAGAGATGAGTTATTACTTGAATTAGAAAAAAGAATTTATAACAACTTAAAAGTTCCATACAACACATCACTATTTGATATACACGATTTTGTTGGCGGCTCAAATAGAGAAACAGGCATTCCTAAATGGGCTATTGATAAAGGAATGATTACAGAATTTATTGATTGGCTATCAATTGTAGGAAATCCAGATTATACAAACTATGATTTCTATGAAGCATCAGATACATTTACGTATAACTATTCTTCAACACTAGGAGCAAACAATACTACTAATCCAGGATACTGGAGAGCAGTTTACAAACAAGCATTTGATACTGATCGTCCACATACACATCCATGGGAAATGTTAGGACTAAGTGTTAAGCCTACATGGTGGGAAACAGAATATGGTAAAGCACCATACACAAGTGAAAACATGTTGCTATGGCAAGACCTTGAAGATGGTATATGCAGAAAGCCAGGTGCTCCGGCAGAATACTTAGAACATTACAAACGTCCAGGTCTTACTAATTGGATACCGGTTGATGATGCAGGTAATTTATTAAGTCCTGTTGATGCTAACTATGCAAAAGAATTTGTATTAGGTAGTACTAAAAATCCATTTAACTTTGGTGACGAAGGACCAACAGAAACTGCTTGGAGAAGAAGTAGCGAATATCCATTTGCATTATTAATTTCCTTAATGTTAAATCAGCCAAGTAGAGTATGTGGTCTTGGTTGGGATAGAAGTAGAATTGTTAGAGATAGTGCAGGCACTATTGTTTATAGTCCAACAGGCAAGCGTTTAAGATTAGAAGATTTAGTATTTCCAAATACTTCAACAGATGAAACAAGAGTAAACACTTGTGGATTAATAAACGTAATTGCAAACTATTTAAACAGTAAAGATACTGATGTTTATACAAAGTACAGAACAAATATAAAAGCTGTTGACAACAAGTTAGGAATTAAACTTGGTGGATTTACTGAAAAGAGTAAATTTAAATTAATACTTGATTCAAGAACTCCTTACAATGAAGGCAATGTTTTTGTACCAGAAGAAAATTATCAAATTTTCTTAAACACAAGTTCTGTTACAGAACTAGTTTCGTACAGTGGTGTAATTATTGAAAAGAAAGCTGAAGGATTTATTATTAGAGGATACGATAAAGTTAATCCGTACTTTAAGTATTTTACACCAACACCAAAAGCAGATGATCCAATTGTTACAGTAGGCGGTATTAGTGAAGATTTTGTAAAATGGACTGAGAATAAAACATACGCTGAAGGTTCTATTATTCAATTTGGCAATGAATATTATGTTGCTAAAGCTCAACACGTAGCTGGATCAGACTTTGACCAGTCATTATATCAAAAGTTACCTGAACTTCCTATGAAAGGCGGCCGTAGTGCATTCTTTAGACGTGAGTTTAATACTGAACTAATTAAAGAGCCAGCAGAACTTGCATATGGTACAATGTTTAGAACAGTACAGCAAGTGGTTGACTTTTTATTAGGTTATAGCAAGTATTTAGAAAGTGAAGGATTTTCATTTAATAACTTTAGTGATAAGATTTTAGATGTAGAAAACTGGAGAGTAAGTGCTAAAGAATTTTTATTCTGGACAACACAAGGTTGGGCAGAAAATAGTGTTATTACACTAAGTCCGGGTGCAAACCAATTAAAGTTTTACAAAGAGAAAAATGTAGCAGACAATATTTTTGATACATTTTACGACTACAGTTTATTAAAAGCAGACGGTAAGAAATTAATACCAGAATATGTAAGAGTTGGTAGAGATAATGATAATGAATTTACAGTATCAACTAGAAATACTGCTGATGGTATTTACAATGTTAATATTCCTTTAGTACAAAAAGAACATGTAGTAATACTTGATAATACAACAGTATTCAAAGATGTAATTTACGACCAAGCTCCAGGCTATCGTCAAGCAAGACTTAAAGTCATGGGATATAGAACTGATGCTTGGACAGGTGGATTTAATATTCCAGGATTTATTTACGATAGTGCTACTACTACTGTTTGGGAGCAATGGAAAGATTATGCAGTTGGCGACACAGTTAAATATAAAGAATTTTATTATGTTGCAAAGGTAAAGATACCTGGAACAAATATATTTAATAATGCAGACTGGGAAAAGTTAGAAGTTCGTCCTGAAGCAGGATTGAAAGCAAACTTAGATTATAAAGCAAAACAGTTTGGAGATTTTTATGATCTTGATACAGACAACTTTGATAATGATCAGCAAAGACTAGCACAGCATTTAATTGGATATCAAAAGCGTAAGTACTTAGAAAACATTATTAATGATGATGTAAGTCAGTATAAATTCTATCAAGGATTTATTCAAGATAAAGGTACAAAAAACAGTTTAACTAAATTGTTTGATGCATTGTCTAACACAGATGCAGACAGTTTAGACTTTTATGAAGAATGGGGATTTAGATTAGGTCAATATGGATCATCAACAGCGTTTGATGAAGTTGAATATACACTTGACGAAGCAAACTTTAGACTAAGTCCACAGCCTGTTGAATTAGTTGACACAGTTACAGGTGAAGAAACAGATTTAATTTATAGAATACGTCCTTTTGAAACATATCTAAAACCTCAAGGATATAATCATAAACCGTTTCCAACTAACGATGTTCAAAAAAATGTTTTACCGACAGCAGGATATGTAAATCCGCAAGATGTAAAATTATCAGTACCAACCTATGAGGATTTATTAGCAGAATCACCGTCAGCACTTAACGTTGGTGATTATGTTTGGATTGGTAAAAAGGGTATTGAATGGGACGTTCTAAAGTATATTAGATCTAATGATAGAGTACTTGCTATTCAAACAACATCAATTACTGGTGTAGAAGAATTTGTAATTACACTTGGTAAACAATCAAAATACGAAGTTGATGAAATTATTGGTATAGTTGACGTTGAAGGTGCTGAGAAGTTTTTCAAAGTTAAACGTAACGAACTTGATACATTAATTTGTTATCCTAACGGTACAGTTGAAGATGCTGAACTTGTTAATGGTTTTGTTACTAAGTTTAATTCTAATAGAACAACTAGTTTTGATAGTGCAAACTTATTGCTATCAGATTATAACAACGATCTAAAAGTTGGAGAAACTATTTGGATTGATAAAGATATTACAGACAACTGGCTAGTATTAAAAAATGAGCCTGTACACTCTGAGCAACAGGTTTTATCAAATATTAAAACTAGTGATTCAAGTGTAGAGTTTGGTAAAGTAATTGCGGCAGACCAAAGAAACACAACACTTGCAATTAGTGCGCCAGGCAACAGTGAAGTATACTTGTTTGGCAGAACTACAGACACAACAGATTTTACACACCTTCAAACAATTGAAGATCCAGGTTCAACTTATTACTCCGGTAACGGAAACTTTGGTAAGTCAGTTGCTATTGCAGAAGATGGAGAATTTTTAGCAATAGGTGCACCACAAGCAAGTAATGTTAAAACATTATACAAAGGTGAGTTTTCAGATTCTTCAAACTATGCAACAAACGATATTGTATCATATAAACAGAATCTATGGAAAGCAAATTATGGTATTACAGCGGCATCAGGGTCGTTTACATTTAACAGCTACCAAGCATCACATGATGTTGCAGTTGCAAGTTATGCCGACGGAGCATATCCAGAAACAGTATATGCAATTAGAGGACGTTACAGTTTTGATGGAGCAACAGATCATATATTAGTTAGAGCTCCAAAAGATCCTTACGAAGGTTCAAGCGTTAACGATAAAATTAGTTTACAATGGAATCAATATTCACAAAACTATCCAAATGGTATTTTACCGTTTGGTGTTAATGGTCCAGGTACTGCGTCATTTGAAGGCACTAAAGTTATTGCTGGAAAGATTGATGCTATCTTATATGTTGATAATATTTTAAGAACACCAGCAGTAGGCGACATTGTATCTACACCAACAGCAATTGGTACAGTACAAGATATCATTATTGATAATGTTAACTCAGCAATGTTGTACATGACAGATGTTAATGGTGAGTTTGAGTCTACAGGTTCATTAATAACTAACGGCGTTGATATGGGTACATATGAAGCTGTTGAATTTGCTAATCCAAATACAACGTATGGCGGTTGGTGGAGAATTGATGGTATTAATAGCTTTACAACTACAGAAAAAACAATTACAGTTCCAAACCTTGTAATAGGTGACTTTATACTTGAAACAGAAAGTAGAACACCAGAAGTTGCGGCAAATACAATGGACGATGTAAATGCGTTTAACAACGACATTGGTAACCCAACTAAGGGCGGTAAGATTGGAATACTAAGTTATTACGATAAACAAGGACTTCCAGTAACAGAGCCGTATTGGTTTGTTAGAGCACCAAAAGCAATTACGGATACATTAAGTCCTACAGATAATTTTACAATGTCAATGAACCAAGTTAGAGATAGCTTGAATACACTTTATGATCCGTCAGCATTAGGATTGTCTTTTAACTATATAAATTCACCTCACACAGTACATGACTTGTGGGACGGTTATATTGATATTACATTTACTAACTTTACACCACCACCAAACCAAGTACCATATGTTCCTGTTGAAGGAGATATTGTAACACAATTATTTACAGGTGCTTATGCAGAAGTAGCGTATGTACAAGAAGGATTACTTGGTGCAAGAGTATTTGTTAAAAACTTAAACACAAGTGCAGGAGTATTTGCATATGGTAACACACATGGTGCAACTGGCGACTTACATATTAGTAACTGGCAAGGCCAAGGATTTAATAGATTAACAGGACGTATTGAATCTACAGACTTAACAACTGATTTCTCAGGTAAGTATATTGTTGTTAGAAATAACGATAGTACGTTGTTGCAAGTTGTAACACCGTCATTTAAAAATGAAATTGAATTCCAGTTTTATACAAACCGCTCTGTAACAGGCGCGGCACGTACAGCAAATATTCCAAGTCCGTTAAACAAAGAATATACACAAATATTTAATTTACCAATTGACCCTAAAGACGGTGTTGCAAGTTCATACAGTAATGAAGGTGCATACTTTATCTATAATAAAACAGGCAGTGGTGAATACAGTTTACAACACGGTTATACAAATCTTGAAAGAGGTAATAATAAAAACCTAGGTACACAGATTGAAATGACTAAACAAGACAATCTATACAGATTGTTTGTAAGTGCGCCAGGCGCTGGCAACGGAACTAATCCGGGTAGAATACATTTTATTAAACACGGTGTTGATAGTGACGGTAGTGAATTTAATTGGGCATTTACTAATAATCCTTCATACAAGGGTGTGTTTAGTGATGCAGTACCATATTACACAGATGACATTGTACTTTATAATAATCAGTTTTACAAAAGTTTAACTAACCAAGTAGCAAGTGCGTTTAGTTCAAGTTGGATATTGTTAGCACAGAATATTGATTTCATAGGTTATGTTCCAAATGATACAGGTTATCAGCCAGATGGCGATAGCACATTTGATAACGAAAGCAACACTTTATATAATTTTGCACATCCGTTTACTGTAAATAAAAACGGAAACGTATTAGCAACTGTAGCTGACTTTGAAAATGCAACTCCTAAGATTGCAATTTATAGATTTAACAATAACCATTATGAATATTCACAAGTTATTGATACTCCTGTTGCGTCTACAAAATATGCATCAGCAATAGCAATAAGTGACGATGGTGAATTAATTGCAGTTGGTGCTCCGTTAGATGACTCAATAGCAAATGACAACGGTAAAGTTTATGTATACAAAAATACAGAAGGTACATTTAACTTATTCCAAGAGCTTTATAGTCCAGATAGTTCTGTAGCAGAACGCTTTGGTCAAACAGTTGACTTCTCAGGTAACGAACTAATGATATCATCACAAGGTGGTAACTTGGTTGATAATACTTCCTTTGATAGATATACAGCCGCAATGGATCCGCAACCACAGACGTACTTAGATGATAGTACACTTGTTACGGCACAATACGTTAACAGTAAAGAATCTGATTTAGCAGTTGAAACTACATATGATAATAACTTAACACAGTTTAGTAAAGAAAACTTAGACAGTGGTGAAGTATTCATTTACCAGTATGTTGGTGGATACTTATTATATGCAGAGAAATTAGCATTTAATAACAGCAACGTTGAACGCTTTGGAGAATTTATCCATGCGTCAAACAACCACATATATGTTTCAATGCCAGAGCTTAGTGCATCTAATACAGGTAATAATTTTATTGGTACAGTTGTAGATTACAAACGTCAACGTAACGAACTTCCATGGAAAACATATAGAAGTCCAACTAGACAAGTTGACTTAGATAAGTTCAAAGGAGTATTTGTTTACAGTAAAGACGGAAGCGGAACAGCAACACAATTAGATTATATTGATCCTATTCAAGGAAAAATTGCTGGACCGGCTGAAGAAGAATTAGCATTTACAACTCCGTTTGATCCTGCAACTTATACACAAACTGATCAATCTAATGTAAATGTAGATACAGAAAATTATTGGGCTAACGAGCATGTAGGTAAACTATGGTGGGATATTAGTACAGTACAATGGATTGAACCATATCAAAACAATATCATTTATAACACAGCTAACTTTAATCAACAAATGGTTGGATCTAGTATAGATGTATATGAATGGGTTGAAACATCATTAACACCAACACAGTGGTTAGAACTAGCTGATACAGAAGATGGATTAGCAAGAGGTATTAGTGGAACACCTAAATACGGAACTACTACATTTGTAACTAAAAGATTATATAATAGTGTAAGTTCAAGTTTCTATAACAAATATTACTATTGGGTTAAAAATACTAAAATTATTCCAACACTTGAAAACAGAAGATCAAGTGCATACGATGTTGCACAATTAATTAATGATCCTGCAGGACAAGGTTATAAATTTGTTGCAGTTTACTCTAATGATAGATTTGGATTATACAACTGTGGTAGTTTAGTTGAAGAAGATAAAAAAGCAATTAACTTTAGATACTGGACAATCCCTAATCAAGAAATTAATCAACATAATCAATATCAACTTATTACTGATGGATTAGCAACGAGTAAACCTAACAAAGACTTAGAAGCTAAATGGATTGATAGTTTAGTTGGTGTAGACATTTATAATAGACCAGTTCCTGATCCAGCGTTATCGCCTAAGCAGAAATACGGTGTACTTAATAGACCTAGACAGTCAATGTTTAAAAATAGTACTGAAGCACTTAAACAAGTAATTGAACGTACTAATAGAGTGTTGGCTAAAGAATTAATTGTAGATGAATACAGCTTTACTAATTTGTTATCATCAGATCCACAACCAGATATTATTAGTTCTAAATATGATGTAGCAATTGATACATATTCTGAACTTAGTTTTGTTAATATTTCAAAGGTTAAGCCAGCAACACTAACTCCTGTATTTGAAGAAGGAAAATTAGTTAGAGTTGATATTACAAATCCAGGTTCGGGCTATATCACAGTACCAACATACGAGTTTGAACAAGTTGGTGATGGTGAAAAAGCACAAGTTACATTAACACTTAATACCGCAGGTGGTATTGGTAGCGTAACAGTTAGAAATCCAGGTAAAAACTATTCACCAAACACAAACTTATCAGTAAGATTGTTTAGTGTACTTGTTAAGAGTGATGAAACTGTAAACAGTAAATGGTCAATATTTTCATATAACACAGTATTAGCTGAGTACCAAAGAACAGCAACTCAAGCATATGATGTAAGCAACTGGTGGAACTACATTGATTGGTACGATGCTGGTTACAGTAAATTTACTGATATTGATTTTACTATTGATGAAAGTTACTTACTAACATCGTTGAATGACACCATTGGTGATATTATTAAAATTAAAAACATCGGTACTGGTGGTTGGTTGTTACTAGAAAAAATTAGTAATGAAGAAGCAAGTGATTACACAAGTAACTATAGAACTATTGGTAGACAAGACGGAACTATAGAATTTAAAGAAGAACTGTATAACTTTACTAAGAGCTTTGTAGGCTTTGACGGATTAAGTTATGATACAGCATTCTACGATAATCAACCAACTAACGAATTGCGTATTATTTTAAAATCACTTAGAGATGATATATTTGTTGATGGCTTAGAAGTAGAATACAATCAGTTATTCCTAGCAAGTATTAGATATGCGTTTGCAGAGCAACCGTTTGTTGATTGGGCATTTAAAACTAGTTTCATTAAAGCAAAACACAATGCTGGTGATTTACAGCAAAAAGTTACATTCCAAAATGATAGCTTACCAAGTTACGAAGAATTTGTTAAAGAAACTAAACCTTTCAAAACAAAAATTAGAGAATACCTAAGTAACTATACTAAGACAGATTTAACTTCAAGTAGTATTAGCGACTTTGACTTTGCTCCACAATACAACGAAGATACACAGCGTATTGAACCAGCATCACTTAAAGTTAAAGACAATTTAATCTACGGACAAGATGCAACATTAAACACTTATCCAAACAAGCATTGGTTAGACAATGTAGGCTTTGAAGTTGCTAGTTGTAATATTAGTGATAAAGGTTTAGGCTATACTGAAATACCTGTTATTAAATTTGTAGGCGGAGGCGGAACAGGTGCTAAAGGACTTGCTAAATTAGGATCAGGCGGAAGTGTTGTAAGCATTGAAGTTACAAATCCAGGTTCAGGTTACTTGTCAGCACCAACTATTGAAATTGAAGGTAGTTTGTCAACTGTTAACGAAAGTAGAATTGCTAAAGCATCAGCACAACTAGGTAATAGTAAAATTAGAGCTATGCACTTGCGTAGTAAGTTTGACCGTGTAACAGGAACATTTTTAATTACTTCATTAGCAGAAACACAAACGTTTGCAGGTAATAACAGTAAAACATTTTTTGATGTTAAATGGCCAATGGACGTAAGACGTAACCAAGTTACTATTACAGTTAACGGCATTGAAGAATTACAAGGTAACTATTCAGTTAGCAATGAAGAATATACTGATAAGTCTTACACAAGATACAAAGGACGTATTACATTTGATAATCCTCCGGCAAACAATGCAGTTATTGTTGTTACATACAAAAAAGATGTATCAATGCTACAAGCACAAGATAGAATTAACTTGTTCTACAATCCTTCAACAGGACAGTTAGGTAACGATATTTCACAGTTAATGGACGGTGTTGATTACGGTGGAGTACAAGTTAAGAGTTTTGCATTTAATACAGGTACAGGATATGGTAACGAACCTTATTACACAACTACTTGGGATTCATATGATGCAACATACGAAGATGAAATTTTCCAACTAGACGGAAGTACACAAGTATTAACATTGTCTGCTCCATTAGTTAATGGCGTAACATATAACGTATATAAAAATGGTATTAGAATTGACGATCCTGAATATGATGGATCAACAGTTCCAGGTAATCCAAATGCAGTAATGAATTCACTAGTAGGTGATGGTACAACAGATACATTTGTTATTGACAATGATAAGATTCCAACAGCAGGTAACGATGTAATTGTTATTAGAAAATCAACAAGTGATGGTAGCTTCTTACCAGATGCAGACGCATATGACACAATGTTACAAGGTGGTGACATAGCGTACTCAACTGCAAAAGGTATTAGTGCAGAAGAAATTGTAGTTGATGGTGATGGGTTTGTAACTCCGTTAACATCTAAAGGACCTGAAGAACTTGTTCCAGGACAATTACTTGATAGTGTAAACATTAAAGTATACGATAGAATTAATGATGGTTCAAGTATAATTAATAATTACAACTACATTTACACAGGAAGCCGTACATTTAAACTTGATAGAGTACCAGCAAGTAGCAAAGATGTGTTTGTTAAAGCTAACGGAACAATTTTAGATTCAGGTAATAACAGTTTGTTTACTGTAAATTATCAGGATAAAACATTAACATTAGATAACAGCGTTGCAATAGCAAACGGTCAAAGTGTTAACATTATTACAATGTCAGCTAACGGTGAAAACATTCTTGATGCAGACACATTTACAGGTGACGGATCAACATCAGTATTTGTTACATCAGTTAAGTTTAAACAAGGACTAAGTTTGTTTATTACAAAAGACGGTGCTCCAATTGATGCTGTACTTGCAGAAACAGATTCAACATACGAAACAGCAGGTCAAGTATTACTTAGACTACCAATTGCTCCTCTTCCAGGTGAACTTAT